CTACACGAGTTAATTTCTTAACGGTTGAGGGTGGATGTGCGAGATGGTCCCAGATCGTTTTAAGATTACTGGCACCATAGTCCCCCGCAAGCGGTTTAGGCAAGGGGGTGACTTTGGGTTTGCTGCTTTGTTGAGATTTGACAGTTGAGGGTTTCTTCGTATGTCGTGTACGATGTAAAGGGGCGGAGCGTCTGCGCTCAGTGTCAACTGGAGGTTGTGACACTGTTGTCTTTGGTATTTTGGTCTGTTCAACTTGAGGTTGCATCACAGGAGGCGCTGGGTCACGATGATCGTGCAGCGTCTTCTCATAACGATATGAGTCCATTTCGTCATCGAAACGGATGTCGTTTGGTGACAAGCCAAGGTATTGTAACATGATTTTATGTGTAGACGGGCTGTAACGCGCGGTAGTTGCCAACGGACTATTTAAATTCGCGCGGGTGTGTGTGTGGTTTACTCTAAGTCACACACCAGCATCTGACGGAATACGTCATTAACAAAAGGTTTCGCAAAATTGCCGCCTGCCAGATATGTCGCAAAGGCGCGCTCAGCATTTTTCAGAGCGGAAACCTCAAGTCCATATGCTTCCGACAAATCCAACCAAGTCTGTTCATTGGTTGAGAGTACATGAGGGTCGTTGTCCCACATCAAACCACCGTCAGAAAGAAGCTTGTTCTTCATCGGACCATTGTAGTTGCTAGGTAGATGACTAGTCTTTTCGTAGTCAGCAACTCGAGCACCCCAAGCATAAATTTCACGGAGGAAGGGTGTGCATTTGTATTCTTGCCGGCGACCTTTAAGGGTTTCACGCAGCCAATCAAGGGAAGTTACACCTTGACGAATACGCATTGTGGTTGATTTGGCCACTGCTTTCGCAATTAAAGGCATGTGCATGGTAATATTAGTTTCTGTGTCGTCGTCAGACACGCGGATAAAACGTCCGCTATAAAACCTTGCATTGCGTGGCGCACTATCACGACAGAAGTGTTCAGTGTTGAGGCCAAGCCGCAACAAAATGTCAAAAACTGAATCACACTTCTCGGATAAAATGAGGACAGCATCATCACTGCCAACAACAAGGCGGTGGTTTAAAGGCGTTAAACCTTCAAGTGCTCGTTTCGAATTGAGATAACGGATTGTGGCATCAATCAAATAAGTGTACACAACAGTATTGCCAACAGTTGTGTTAGTTGTACCAGATTCTTTAACTACTGGCAAACTATATGAAAGTCGTCCATCACGAGAGCGACCAATTGCCCGATTTTTACCAAAGAGTACGTCCAGTGCTTTGGTGGGCACGTTCCATGATTCATAGATGCGTCGTTCAAGTTTAGCCATAGGTCCTTTCATTGAACTCTCACACATAACAATGTCGGATTCATACACAACAGGGTGGAGAAAGGCTGCCATGCAATTCGCATAAGCCTGGCCTAAGGCACGGCGGTTAAGTCCGCAAGCAAAGAGAGTTTTAGTGTTCGACGACCCATCGAACAGTTTATTCATCAAGGTTTTGACGCCGGCCATTGCAGGCCCGACGTTGGCAATATTAACATCCGTTTTCTCAAATATCACACGCGGTTTCATCTTCTTCTTAACAGCAACATCACTTAACTTCACGTTCATTTCGACTTTAGTAAAAATGCGAGCAGAATCATAATCGAACCTATTGGCTTCACATGACAATGAGGCCTTGCGAATATTTTGCTTCTTCGTCGCGCCATACGTAACGCGCGTCTCTAGCCAGTCGTCGAGAGTAGGGACGACCAAAGGTTCGTAATCAGTCGAAAAGGCACATATAGTGGCTTCTAAATGTGGAATCATCTCCGTCCACAACGCTTGATAATACTCAGGTGTCTTCTTGAGATAACGTTGTGTGAGCCCACTATACAAATTATTATTGCAAGAGGCATGAGTCTCATAATCTAAATCAGCAACAGTAAAGAAAGAGGCATAAGTTGGTTTCCTATGATCTGCACAATGACATTGAAAGTCGTGGCGAAGGATTTTAGGTTGAGGTATCATAAAAGGACCCTTCATGAAACCAGCATTAACGGTAAAAGTGACCTCTTGGTTACGTTCAATACTGTTGAGAAAATCAAAGTGCCGTTCAGTGTCAGTGACAGCACATTTGGGAAAATGCAATAATAATTCACCCTTTGTTGATGCAGTAAAGAATTTAGCAATGAATTTTAAAGCATCACATAACAGAGTTGCAGGTTTGCAGCAAAGTAAATCAAAAGCAACCGACAACCAGCATGGTATTCGTGTATATTTACGGAAGGTTGCCCAATTACTCTGTGGGTGTATGGTGTTCTTAGCGTATGTCATATATAGAGCACCAAGTTCAGATGGCATGACATGAATCAAAGCAGCGCAAATCGCATGAGGTAACATCTCAGCAAATGCGGTCCCATCAAGGAACAAGATCGACTCTCATTGTCGTTACGCCATCTCCCAGCAACCGCTTTTAAAGAATCGATCAAATCATATCGTTCCAAGAGGTTGTTGGGATTCTTAAGTGTTGTTGCGGTTATGCAAAGGCG